GATAAAAATTGGTTACATACACACACCATTTGAGGATAGAGAATGGAGTTTGGATAACGATGGTAGACCTTACGGATTATCGCATGTTACTCATTGGCAGGAGTTACCGAATGTCTGCTAGTGACAGGCAAGTGGGCGGAGATCACTATAACAAACTTGCTGTTGAAGTGTGGGATGCACTTCAATCATGGATGACACCAGAGGAATTTCAGGGTTTTCTCAAAGGATGTGCGATCAAATATTTAGCCAGAACAAAAGGGAATGATGATATATATAAAGCACATCATGTGTTAGAAAAATTGATTGAGGAAAAAGAAAAAGAACAGTCTAAAGTTCGTGGTGCATCAGGCAATCTATGAAATTAACTCAGGCCGATATACATTTTAGTAAATGTGTTAGAGAAAGGGCCAATTGGATCTGTGAATATCCTAATTGTGGAGTAATAAGTGAAGAAGGCAGGGCCACATGCGGTGATAGGGCCATGCAATGCAGTCATTTCCTTTCTAGAAAATATAAGATAACTAGATACCATCCAGATAACTGCCTGTGTTTGTGTGCTACTCACCATGAGTTAGTTGAGAATAATCCTTTCTTACACAATAAAATTTTTACTCAGGTCATGGGTGATGGAATTGCTGAAATGATTACTGAATTAAAAAATGATGCCCTATATAAACCCCCGGGAGGATGGAAAACCTTTGAAAAAGAGGCTGCTAAACATTATAGACAACAGCTAAAACAAATGAGGGATATGAGGTTAGAGGGAAAGTTGGGGAGAATTGAATTTGACGGATACCAATGAGTCTATAAATATTATTAGCCTTGGGGCCGGGGTTCAGTCAAGCACTCTTGCTTTGATGGCAGCACATGGTGAAATAGATTATAAAGTATCAGGAGCAGTATTTTCAGATACACAAGCAGAGCCAAAAAATGTGTATGTTTGGTTAGAATATTTAAAAGAAGAGATTGCTAAACTGCCATATTCATTCCCTGTTCATGTTGTAACTGCCGGTAGCCTGACTGAGAGTGTTTTAAAAGATCGTTACCATTCTGCTACTGGTAAATATTATGTTAAACCCATCATACCTGCATTTGCAAAAAATAGTGACGGAACGGTAGGTTTATTCTGGAGAGCATGTACACAGGATTTTAAAGTTGTTCCTGTTGTAAGAAAAATCAAAGAATTGCTTGGTTATAAAAAATACCAACGAGTGCCAAAGGGAGTTTATGCTAATAATTTAATGGGCATATCTTTGGACGAGGCACATAGAATGAAACCAAGTAGAGACAAACATATAAAGAATGTTTACCCATTGGTTGACAATGATATAACCAGATTACATTGCTATGAGTGGATGAAGCAAAAAGGTTACAAAGAGCCTCCCCGGTCAGCATGTAGTTATTGCCCATTTCATAGTGATGAAGAGTGGATACGTTTAAAAAAAGAATCCCCGGAAGATTTTAAATTTGCAGTTGATTTTGAAAAAAAATTACAAGACAAATCGAAAAAATGTGATTCATTACAAAGTATGCCTTATCTACACAGAAGTTGTGTACCAATAAGTGAGGTTGAATTTGATAAGAATAAAAATTTAAATTTATTTGGTAATGAATGCGATGGTCATTGTGGCTTGTGAATAGTTTCATTGAAAGTTTAATTGATGTTGGTTCTGGATTTATTTTAGCCGTATTAATTCAAATCTATATATTTCCGTTATTTGGCTTACACCCAACTATCCTAGATAGTTTAGGCATTGCTTTAATTTTTACTGTTGTATCTATAACCAGGTCGTGGCTGTGGAGGTTAGTTTTTAAAAGATATGCGTAAATATCCTTACACCAAAACCTGTGTGAAATGTCGCCAGAAAAAAGATACTATTTTTTTTAAGCAAGGGGTTGGTACTCATGCGAAATCTGATATTTGTAATGATTGCTCCCCGGCAGTTAAAAAATACAGATATGGTAGCACCCTTGTTGTCAAAGATGCTTCCAAAAGAGAAAAAATAGAGAGTAAAAATTTCATCCCTTCAAACAGCTATTATTACAAGTTAGCAGACGAATCAATCAAAGAAGAAACGGTCAAAGTAGACCATAAAGAATAGCTTGACAAAATAGTATTCCGTAACTATACATATAGTATAGTTAAATTTTCTCATAATTATGTCTTTATCTGACGAGCAAACCAGAGAAGAAGTTATCGATGAAATAGTCAACCTAGTCCAGAACGGAAAAAATTCCCTAACCCAAAAGCGATATGACCTTACTGACAAATATTTCGATGATATTCTTGAAAATGTACAGATTCTTGAAGAGTCTGTAGGCGAACTGCACCTATGAAAAATGATACAGAATTGATAGATGCCATTAATCATTTAACGGCACAAGTAACTTACAACAATTTAATTTTTACAGAGATTCGTAATTTAATGACCACACATGAGGTCATTTATGTGCCTGAACCTGAATCTAGTTCGATCCATTGAGCCTAATTGACTTCATCAAAAAGCACGAAGGACTGAGGTTAGAGGTTTACAAGTGTACAGCCGGTAAAAGAACAGTTTTTTATGGTAGAAATATAGACAGCACTCCATTCATGCCAGACGAGATAGTCGCATTAATAGAGGATGGCCCTACAGAATGTACGGCAGAATTGTGTTTAAAAAATGATATTGAATGGGCAACGTGTGCTTTAGATCAAATATTTGCAGATTGGAATAGTTTTAGCGATAACAGAAAGACAGCCTTAACAAGCGTTATGTTTAATCTAGGAAGAAACAGATTTATGAAATTCAAACGCATGATTGCAGCAGTTCAAAATAATGATTGGATTGGTGCAGGTGTTGAACTAATGAGTTCAAAGCGTGGTGAACAATTAAAAAACAGAACAGCAGAGGAGATGGACTTGTTGGTTCAGGGGTAAATGAGTAAATTCGTCATTATCCTAGTACTTTATTATTATGATGGGAGAGTTGACGAGGTAAATACAAGCTACTTCTTTCCGACAGCAATAGAGTGTGCCAAGTTTAAAACGAATCAAGGATTCAAAGATTTTTTAAATGCCACGTTTAAGGATCAAGGAATTAAATATGTTAGACCTCATTGTAAGGTGAGACAAATGTTACCAAATGAAATAATAGCGAGATTGAAATGATCCAAGCATTAATAGGCCCGGTTGCATCGTTATTAGATAAATTTATAGAAGACAAAGACCAGAAGGCGAAACTTGCCCATGAGATTTCAACTATGGCAGAACGTCATGCCTTGGAACTGTCTAAAGGGCAATTAGAAATAAATAAAGTTGAAGCCCAGCATAGGTCTATGTTTGTGGCGGGCTGGCGTCCCTTTCTTGGCTGGGGGCTAAGTTTTGCGATGATATGGCACTTCGTGCTGGTCCCGTTGATTACATTTATATGTGCATTCGCTGGTGTTGATATACCGGAACTGCCTCACTTTGATATGGAATCGTTAATGACCGTCTTGTTAGGAATGCTGGGGCTCGGAGGTTTACGCACATACGAAAAAAAATCTGGATTAACTAAGTGACGTTTGTTTTATCTAAGAGGTCTCTAGATAAACTAGAAGGTGTTGATGATCGTTTAGTTGAAGTAGTTCTTACAGCTATAAATCTTACTCAAGTTGATTTCGGAGTAATAGAAGGTGTTCGCAGTATTGCAAGGCAAAAAGAACTTGTTAATAGCGGAGCAAGTCAGACTATGAAATCTAAGCATATAGAAGGTAAAGCAGTTGATTTAATAGCTTATGTTGGAACAAGAATATCTTGGGAATTAAGTTTATATGATGATATAGCAGAAGCTATGAAGGAATCTGCAAGAGAAAATGGTTTAGCTATTCGATGGGGAGGTGCGTGGACTGTACCCGATGTAAGGTTTTGGAATGGAACTATGGAAAGAGCAATGAATAGTTATATAGATTCTTGTAGATCATTAGGTAAAAAACCATTTATAGATGGGCCTCATTTTGAGGTAAGCAGTAAAAATTAGGTTGATATATAAGAAGTAATAGGATTAAATGCTAACTTCTAAGATAAACAAGTTGGTATTAAGATGGATGAGATAGATTTTACACAAGCTATTCTCCGCTTGATTAGAGAGAGAAGAAACAATGTAATTGAGACTCTTGAATGTGATGGAGTCAAAGACATGAATCATTACAACAGATTGATGGGCGTTCTAGATGGCATCAATTTTGTTGAACAGGAACTCAAG